CGCTGATCCGCTGCCCCATCGCCTCCCATTCCTCGCTGACCAGGGCGACAGCCTCGCCGTCGTCGCCGCCCGCGAAGTGCGCCACCTCCGCGTAGAAGAACCCGCTGCGGGGGTCCTGCGCGTCGGCGGTCATGACCATGCTGGTCCCGTTCACGCGGATGTCGAAGGAGGACAGGAGCCGCCCGGTGTTGATCGGCACGAGCCCGCTGCCCGGGGCGAGCGGGGACTGCCGCGGGGGGCGAACCTGACCGGGGGGCAGGCCTGGACCGGGCGAAGATGGGTGGGGTCCGCGGAGCGACTCTTCAAACTCGATGGCAGCTTCCGCCACCGCCGCGTGGAGCGCGTCGCGGACGGGACCGGGGGCGAGGGTCGCCAGGGCGTCTTGAAGACCGTGGGCGGTCACGTGGAACGGGGCGTCAGCCATCCAGTAGAGGGTAAGCCACCTCGACTTTGAGCACGAAGCTGATCTCCGACACGAGGTGTTCTGCCGTCTTGCTCCGCTTGATCGGCCACTTGCGGAAGTTGAGCCGCCCCTGAGCGTTGAGCACCGCGTCACCCATGAGCGCGCCCATGATCTTCAAGTGGTCGTCGCCCGCACGGACCAGATCGAGCTTGCCCGCGTCGGGGAACGGTCGGAGCATGTGTGAGGTGTGAAGCGTGAAGCGGATCGCCACCTCGGCCCGGTCGCGGTCGCTGAGTTTGTCGGTGTTGGCGATCTCGCTGAAGTCGAGCGACCAGCCCCGATCCTGGAACGTCCCAGGCTTCGGGGTGTCGAGGGGGAGTGGGCTGGCGCGGAACCCCAGCCCCACCATCGCGCCCTCGACCGCGGCGAACACAGCCCCGAAGGTTGTATCGGCCACTTCAGAGATCCATCAGGAGCATCGTTGGCTTCGCAGCCTGCCGTTCGTCGGGGGTGTCGTCGTCGTCGTCGTCCCACTCAAAGGACAGCGTGCCCCATTCGCCTTCGACGCGCGTGGACCAGCGATCGAGCCGGTCACGCCACGCCCCGCCGATACCCTCCGCGATCAGCAATTCCGCGATCAGGAAGAGGGTCCAGTAGAGGTGGACGGTGCGAAGCGCCCAGGAGTCCATGATCAGGTTGGGCCGGTTGCCCTTGCCGATCAGTCGCGCCTGCAGCTGGTGGAATGCCTCGACCCGCTGCTTGTCCCAGGTCGTCTGCGAGTCGGGCAGATAACGGGCGATGCCAGGGACCACGGCGTCCAGGTCCGCGTCGGTGATCACAGCGCGGGGCACGTAGCGGCAGAGGTAGGCGGTCCGGTGGAACGTCTCCACGACCCCGTCGATGGTCAGCGCCCAGACCTCGCGCCAGCGGTCGCCCACGTCCTCCGCGGCGGTGTCCGCAGCGAGGATCGGCACCGTGTTGACCCCGCCCGCCACGGTCACCGTCTTGGCGACCGCGAACAGGTCGGAGCCATCGGGGCGCTTCAGTTGGAACGTCCCTGTGGACGGGGTCAGGAGCGACGACACCCCCGGCATGGCGGCGTCATACACCGGCAGGGCGAGCGTCAGGGGCGCGTCCCGTTCGATGTAGTCAGGTCCTGGATGCCGGGGCGTGACCACCATCGGTTATGCGGGCTCAAACACGCGGACGCGATAGAGCACCTCGATCTTGATCGGGGAGTCGCCCGCCGCGCCGAAGGGGTCCGCGGAGCCCTCCAGGAACAGCGCTGTGTTGTCGAGCAGTGGCCGCGGGACTTCGGGACTCTGCGCTTGGTGCGCGTCTGCCACGGCGTCGATGAAGCCCGCGCTGGGGACCTGGGTGAAGACGGACGGACCGCCCGCGCCCAGGTTCACGTCGAGGTCACACGCCACGTCGTAGGCGGCGGCTTCAAAGTCGAGCCAGATGTGGGTGCTGACGGGGTCGAGGCAGAAGCCCGCGCCGGGGGCGGCGACGATCTCCACGGGGGTCGAGGACAGGTCGCCCACGTTACCCGCGCCGTTGCCACCGGGGATCGTCACGAACGCGCGGAGCAGCCGCCGCCCGTTGCCGTGCTCCTGGTCGAGCTTGTCCAGGGCGGTATAGAGCGGGTCGTTGTTGGTCAGGACGTTGGCGTCGGTGAACGCCTTGGTCGCATCGTCGTCGCCCGCGATCTGGAGCGCCAGGGCGTCGAAGGCGGCGTCGATCGTGTCGGTCGTGTAGTAACCCCCCGCGTCCGCGATGGCACCTGAACCGGAGTCCAACTCACCGGCGACCCAGGCGGCACCCTGACGGAAGTAGAAGACCTCCGCGGCGTTCGCCCCGTCGCGCCGGATGGCGATCGATCCGTTAGGAGCCGCCACGGCAGGGACGCCATCACCCCAGAGGATCTGTGGGGTCAGGGCGGTGGGCTCTTCGCCCTTGGCGATCATCGCCACGCCCAGCGTGGAGAGTAGGCGCAGGAAGCGGGGCTGGACGGGGTCGGTCGCGGAGACGATCGTGTAGGACATCTGGGGGGCTCCTGGGTCAGCCTGGAGAGGCAGCGGGTGATCCGCAGGACCCAAGGATGCGCGGAGCCCCCGCGAGCGTCAACCGTCGAAGCGGAAGCCCTTGTCGGTGTGCCCGATGGTCGAGCCCCTCGGGTTCAGCTGCGCGTCGCGCTCCCGGCGCAGTCGGATCCTGCGGCTGAACTCCAGGCAGGCTTCGAAGGTGGGGGGCGGCGTTCGCAGGGCGGCGACCCGGCACCGCTCCCGCTCCTGCCACGTGTCGGCCTCCTTCGATCGCCGCCGAACGTCGAGCCAGTCCCGCTGCTGGCGAAGGAATGTCTCTGCGGCAAACGCGCGCACTTCCGCCCGCGCCGCAGGACACTCCATCGCCGGGGTGGTGGACGCGCAGATCACGCGGGCACAGCCTCGTCGTCGTCGTCGTCGCCGGTCGGCGGGAGCGGGATCTGCAGCTGGGCGAGCCGGTCCGCGTAGTGGACCTGGGCGGTCGGGCGGGGATCGAACGCCTGCATCTGCGCGACCGTGTCTGCGCTCTGGAGCGTCGCGAGGCGATCGGGGAGCGCCTCGACGGTCGGGCGGGTGCTCTTCGTCCACTGACCGACAGCGGCTTCCACCGCGGGGGGTGAACCGTAGAGCGCCGCCGCATCGCCCTCAGCGTCCAGGGCGGCGTCCAGGAGATCCGCCACGCTACTCCGCGTGTTAGACACGGGGCGACCGTACAGCTGGAAGGACGCTTCCAGTTCGACCTCCAGGGTGCCGATGTTACGACTGATCCGCTTCACGTCGCGGTCATACCGCACCCGCAGGTGGTGGTTATCGCCGGGGGACCGGAGGCTGTCCAGGTCGCGCTTCTCCCGGTCGAGCATCTGCTTGACGACGATCGGCAGCGGCGGCTTGACGATCTTGCGGATCCGCAAGAGCCGGATGAACTTGCCCCACGACTCGCTGTCCTGCGTCCAGAAGGTCTGTCCGTCCGTGGTGTTTTCGGGCGTCGCGAAGGCGACCCGGTGAACAGGGTGCCCTTGCTCATTCTTGTAAAGCGCCACGTAGTCGGCGGGGAGAATGTCGTGCGGGATCAGGGTCAGCCCCTGCTCTTCGTACCACGCCCGCGCCTCGCCAAACTGCCCCCGGCGACCGACGCCCTGGACCCCAGGCGACTTCGACAGCTGCACGATCACGGGAACCAGCTCGCCGTCGCCGTTCATCTGCCACTCAGAGGACCGGTGGGCGAGCATGAAATTGGCACGGGGCACGTCGAAGACGCGGTTTGCAGCCTCGGCGCTGCGCGCGAGGTTTGGGGAGGCTTCGGGGGTCGGGCGGGCACCGTGAATGCGCGCCTGCTGGCGGGGGTCAAGAGCCATTTGGCACCTCGTTTTGACCCCGCCCTGCTCGCCGCGGGTGGCGCTCCATCATCGAAGCGCCACCCGATCAGCGATCAGACGTGGTCGGTGATCACCTTGCAGCCCAGGAGGACCTGGGTCACGGAGGCGCTGAAGAAGCCGTTGGTGACCAGAGCCTCCTCGGCCTTGTCCACGTCGGGGTCATAGTCGGTGTAGATGACGCCACCGGGGGCGATCAGCCGCCCGCGCATCTGGACCGGCTTGGCGCTGCCCTGGGCGTAGGCGATCGCGCCCTTCACGAACATCGCGCCGCCGTGGTCGTCCACGCCGTTCGCGTCGGGCGTCTGATCCGACGTCCACAGTTCCACGCCGTTCAGCTGCCCCTTGAAGTCCTCGCCCTTGAAGTCGAGCATCGCCTGGACCGCGGGAACCAGCTGCCAGGGGCCGACCTCGCCGCGAATGTCCGTCTGCAGGTCGTTGAACTGCTGCTGGTGCCCATGGAAGATGACGCGCCCATTCGCCTTGCGGCTCTGGAGCGTCTGCTGCGCGCTGAAGAAGTTGGTCGCGCTCATGTCCACCGTGGTCGCGCCGACCGTGCCCGACAGGCTCTGCGTCGCGGTGGCGAACAGGGCGTGGACGCCCTTCATGATCGCGCTGAAGTTGTACCGCGCCAGGGCGACTTCATCGACCAGCCCGCTGCTGTCCACGATCGCCATCAGGTCGGACATCGTGCGCTTGATGGCGATGCGCGCGGGGGTCAGCGTGTAGCTGCCGTCCGTCAGGGCGGTGTTGCCCGCGATGGCGGCACCCTCCGCGACGACCACGCCGATGTCGTCGTTGCCGACCTGCCGCACCTTGATGGAGTCGGAGCCGGTCCCGCGGACGTCGCCCCGGAAGACCATCAGGTCCAGGGAGAACGGCTTTTGGTGAAGCAAAACCTCCAATTCCTTGCGAAGGATGGAAGTGGCAAGCAGGTCGCCAGCGCTGGAAACGTAGACTTCGTCGGCCATGATCAGATCTCCGGTGGGGCTCTAGTGGGGAGCGCCATCCGTCAGCCGCTTCAGCCCGCCGCCAGCCTTCCACGCGGTGTACTCATCAACGCTCATGGCGTCGATGTCCCGCGCGCTCAACTGCCGTCCGGTGCCGGGTGGCTTCGGGTCGGCACCCCCCTCGGGTGTCGTTTTCGGGGGGGTCTTCGGCTTCGGTGCGGGAGTCCCATCCAGGACCACGTCGAAGAAGGCGGGCTCGGAGCCGCGGAGGTTAGACAACCACTTCGCGTTGTCGGTCGGCTTCGCCGCCTTCATTCGCTCAGCGATGTAGCCCCGATAGCTCGGTGCCACTCGTCCATCGGCCAGGAGGGTCGCCTGATCGGCTGCTTCCTGGACCGCCTTGGCGTGGTCGTCGGGCTTGATCCACCCGTCGAACCCACCCAGCTTCGCTTCCGCCGCCTGGAGCTTCCCGGTCGCCGTCTTGAGATCCGCGTTCGTCTTCTGGAAGACCGAATACGGGACGGTGTCTGGGGTGCTCTTTGGGGGCTTTGCGTCGCCTCCGCTGCCCCCGCCACCGTCGCCGCCGTCGCTCGCAGCCGGTGCCTCGCCGGGGGGCGGTGCGTCGGGGTGCAGGCTAAGTCGTCGTCGGGGAAAGCGCATCGTCACCACCTCTTCGTGTTTAGAGCCCTACGCGGCTGAGGTGTGGAAAGCCTGCCCGCCCCCGGCGAGCACGTCAAGCAGGAGGATCGCCCCCGACCGTCCCCGACGATCCGGGAGGATCTACCACCTTGGGGTCCACGTCGGCACCCAGGGCATCCCCGCCGTCCAGCCCGCCGCTACCCTCGGGACCTGCTCCCGGAGCCGGTGCGGACGGCGGTGCGGCTTCGTTTTCAGCCTCGATTTCTTTGGCGATCTCCTTCAGCGCCCGCTTCGCGTCAGCTTCGGTCGAGCCGGGGTGGAGCCGCAGCCACGCATCAACCTTCGTGGTCAGCCCCATCTCAAGCTCTTCCCTGATGTTGGCAAGCTCCTCCTTGCGCTCCAGCGGCGACAGTTCGATCGCCGCGTACTCCACCTGAAAGTCGGTCTGCGGGACCTTGATCCCGTGCGCCCCCAGGACGATCGCGATGCGCTCCAGCAGGAGCAGGTCGCCCTCCCGGAACCGGGGAGCCAGAGCAGCCTGGAGCTTCCGCTGCCCCTGCCTGGAGACGGTCAGGGACACGCCCGACTGCGGCGAGCGCGCTTCAAAGGAGACGTCGGCGGGGGACAGCCCGAAGTGCACCGCGAGCCGCTTGCCGTAGTTGCGGGCGAACTGCTCGGCCTTGGAGATATCGACCGACTCGCCCCACTCGCCCACACTGACCGCGTCGCCGCCCTCGCTGGCGATCTCCAGGGCGACTGCCGGATCCGCGGTGAACGTCTCGACCTTGTCGCCGCCGCTGCCCGACACCTCCTTGACCACGCCGCCCTTGATCCTTCCCCCGGCGATGTACCGCTGGCGGAAGCTGCCGACCTTGAAGCCGTGGTTGACCTGCGTCCAGTTGAGCCCGTCCTGGAGCGTCCCGAAGATCACTTCGGAGCCCTCGCACCACGCCCAGAGTCCATCGTGGGGGCTCGCGTGATAAAGGACCGCGGGGATCACAGGTTGGTTGCCCAGGTCACGGTAGGGGTACGCAGCGCCCTCCCACTCGGCGGGGTCCACGAACTGCGCGGTCAGGTCGCCGCGCCGGTTGCTATCCAGGATGCGGAAGCTAGGGCGGTTCGCTTCAGGGCTCGCCGGGTGCGCGTCCTCCACGGGCTCGCGGACGTCCCAGACGTCCCAGGTCCACTGTTTCTTACGCCGCCCCGTCTCGGCGTCCACCAACACGTCGCGGCGGCGGGCTTCATAGAGCAGCCCAAACTGCGTGGGGTCGTTGGGGTGGGGCTCCCCGAAGACGAAGTCCGCGGACACCTGACGCACAACCAGCCGCCCGCCGTCTTTCTCGTCGCCGCCGTGCCACCCGGCGAACAGGAGCCCCTCGCGCAGGGCGAGCGTCCACTGCTGGTTCCGCGCGGCGAGTCCCCAACATCGGGACTGCTCCAGATGCGTCTGAAGCACCTCCAGCCCGCTCTTGTCGGTGTGCACTAAGGTTGGCGGGGAGTCGTACAGGCGGGCGATCTGGGTGACGTACTGCAGGACGAGGTTGCTGGACGTGTCCATCAATCCCGCCATCGCGGTGCGCTTCTTCCCGATCTGCTGGATCGCGTGGGTCTTCAGCGTGGGGCTCCACGTCCCCTCCATGAAGGAGCGTCGCAGCCCCTGCTCGCTCACACGGGCAGCGTTGTCCGCGCCGGGGGGTGAGGGCGGCACCGCCGCTTGAAGGGCCTGGGTGTCCGTCTGGGTCGTCGCAGTCATGAGTCCATCCTAACGCCGCTCGGCATCCCGCCCAGCTTGCGGAAGATCTCCACGATCAGGTAGCGCAGCGCGTCGATCCGGTGGGGCAGATCGCCGCTCTTCTCGCCCGTCCAGTGGCGGCAGGCCTCGATCAGAAGCGGGCAGTCGGTGGAGATCATCAGGTCGCCTCGCTTCAGATAGTTGTTCGTCAGCCGCACCCCGAACCCGATCGAGCCGGGGCGCTTCCACGCCGAACTGATCGTGAACGAAGGCGAGCGTACCGGGAGCCCCATGAGCGCGGCGAGGTTCTCGGTCATGATCTCGTTCAGCTTGCGCCCGCCCTGGCTCTTTCCGCCCGTGTTGATGTCGCCCACGCCCCAGTCGATCATCTCCAGGGACAGCCCAGCCGCCTCCACCGCGGCGCGCACGCCCTCCGCGTCCTCCAGGTCGTCCGTCGCCCGCGGGTTCACGTACTCGGCCAGGATGCGGACCCTGGCGAGCCCACGCCCATACTCCTGATACGCGCCGATCAGCCAACAGCTGTACTTCGCCCGCTCGCCGTGGTCGGCGGCGATCGGAATCAGCACCGCCCGCTCGTTGGGCCAGCCGTTGAAGGCGGGCAGGTCGGCGGGGTCGTAGATGCAGGACGGGTTGAAAGCGGGCAGGGAGCGGTCAACGGTCAGCCCGTCCCACTCGCCCAGGACTCGCTGGGGGCGGTCATAGATCGGCACCTTGGAGATCGCCCTGGTCACCTTGTCCTGATCCATCCAGGGGCAGGACTCCACGCTGAGGGCGTAGTGGTGTTCGCTGATCGTGTGCGCCATCGCGTCGTCCCAGAGCCCCTCAAGCTCGGGCGGCACCTTCCCTTCCACGATATCCTTCAGCCAGCCGCAGGGGCGGTCCACCGGGGTCAGCGTCAGGTAGACGCACCCGTCCGTGGCGAGCGTCCGCACCTGACACTCCGCGTACACGCCGGGGTCGGGCGGTTCATCGATCCAGACCACGTGGAGCGTCTCCGAAGCGTGGGCAAGGGTATCCTGCCCGACCGTCACGATCCTGATCTCGCTGCCATTCTTGAAGCCGATCCACTTGTGCCGGAAGCCCGTCACCCGGTCGAAGTAGGTGCGCGGGTCCAGTTCCGTCTTGGGCAGCGTCTCCCAGAGCTTGCGCTGGACGGCGAGCGACTGCTTGAACGAGTGACAGACCACGCGAGCGCGGATCGGTGGCGGCGGGACATCCTGCCACTTCCCACGCCCCAGGCAGCGGTCGGTGATCTCCTTCGCACCCGCCTCAGTCTTGCCCGACTGGTTGGGTCCACGGAGCAGCCGCGTCTGGGAAGTGTCGCGGTGGAAGGCGAGGTGCGGCGGGCCAGGAACGTACCGTGCATAACTCGTGCGGGGGGTCGCCCTGGTCCTCCTGACTGCCCCAGCGAGCGTCACTGGACACCGCCAAGCTTGTCAAGAGTTTGCGAGTCTTCGGGAACGGGCACGATCTGGCACACCCCATGACAGACGGCAAAAACGTGGGACAGGTCGCCTAAACTGTCCAAACAGATTCTCCGCGGTCGGGATGCCCTGGCAGGGCGCACGTGTCCAGTGACGAGGGGCGGCATCTGAGCCCTAAATGTCAAGCCACCGTCAAGACCCACCGGCATGGTCGCCCCCAGCTGCCTGATTCTGGAGCCGCT